CCTGACTTATTAGATAAGCAAAGTATGGACTCCTCTATCACGGATAGTAACAACTCTATCAGCGAAGAAGACGACGTTCAAGTTTTAGGTCATGAACAAGTGACCATTAATTTGAGCAAGGCTATGAGTAGCGCCTTACTACTCTTGAATATTTCTCCAGTAAATGTCCCCAATCTCGTAAAGATTTGGGTTAAGACTCTTGGGGAGGAAATGTTCAAAAAAGTTGAAGTACTTGTCGGTAATCTTTATGATAACCTTTATATCTTCGGGTATAAAATTGGCAAGAACAAGAATGAACTCGAAAAGCACACGAGGGGTTTTATGAAAGACCTCTGTGACTTCTGCGGTTATGTAGAACGTCATGGACCTGATTCTTTTGTTCAACTCTATAAGTGGAAACTATGTAGTTTTTATTCTTATGTCCACCGTGAAGATGCTATAAAAGCTCCAAATGACGACCCTCTTTACAAGAGGAGTCCGTTTCATCTTTACTCTGGAAGAGCTCAGCATTTCCTTAGAATGAAATGCAAACAGAAACCTAGATGGTTAGATCGTTTCTCTCAATCTGTATTGATTGGCGTAAAGAAAGGTGCACCTGCGGTCTCAACTGCTATAATAGCAGAGACCGAGTATTCTGCGTTCAAGTTGTTAACAACTGAACCGATTAGAGTGGTGCAGCACGAAGCTACGTGGGAAAGAGAAAATGTATTCGATACTCCTGGACAATACGTCCCGCAATTTATTGGGAATGACTATTTTGTGTCGCCTGGTGAGATGCGTATTGAGTTGGAGAGGACAGTGAAAGAATTGTTTAAAGGTAAAGTTTTTCGAAAAAGACAATGCCTTAAGCCAATTTTCCCATCGACCTCGGCTAATTATATATGGAGTAGAGACAACAGTGGATCAGTTGGATCCTTTAAGAAAGAATTGGGTTCTTTCAGAGACCAATTACATGTAAAAGCAACTGAGTACTGTGATCAAGTTTTGATCTACCACTTTAAGCATGATAATATTAAATCGTATTCGATTAGCGAGACATCAGATTCTAATGTCCTTGGGACATCTGATGACCCTTTTGATTTCTTTAATTCTAATATTTTGAAGAAATTGGACTCAGATCCTTATGGGTT